GATGCAGAGGGTGGGGCAGGCCGCCGCGTGCGCCAGCCACAGGGGCCCGGAGTCCATGGTCACCGCCAGGTCGACGTGGCGGAGCAGCTCAACCGTGTGCAGCGCGTCACGCCCCGGCATGGCGTGGACGCCCGGGCCGGCGTACTCCCGGGCGAGCTTCTCGTCCGACTCGATCAGCACGATGTCGCCCATGGGCTTGAGGAGCCGGATCAGGGACGCCACCTGGGGCTTGGGCAGGGACTTCATCGGCCCGGATCCTCGGAGCTGGACCGCGATCAGCTTCCGATTCGCCGGCCGGGGCGCTCCGGACATGGGCCGCTGCAGGTTCCGGAAGTGCAGGAAGCTCGCCACGAACTTCACCGCCTCCGGGGGAACCTTGAGGGCCCAGTCCTCCGGCAGGATCTCGATCGCACGCGACGTCATCGCGGCCATGAACAGCTCCACGCGGGACAGCTCGGACCCCCGGTGGTCCGCCTCGGCCACCTGGTCCATGTTCACCAGGCCGACCCGCGCGGCGTTGGCCTCGTGATCCGGCTTGGCCGGGGAGTCGACACCGTACCAGCAGTCGTCATGGGCGAACAGGGAGTGCCACTGGTGCGAGCACCGGAGCACCGGCAGCAGCGACGGCACGAGCCGGCGGAAGGCCGACACGACCGCCCGGAGCATGATGATGTCCCCCAGGGCGCCCCAGCGCCGGAGCACGATCACGCCCCCGTTCGGGAAGCTGTCCTCCACCGTGCGGCCGGCCTCGTCGGCCAGCACGAAGGAGTCGGACTTCAGGAGCCCCTCCGCCATCGACGCCGGCACCGACGTCGGCTTGCCCACCCTGAAGGTGTAGGCCCGCCGCTCGTACCGCTTCTGCACTGAGGCCCGCTGGCCCACGTAGGCGAGGTTTACTCGATTCATCGGATCATCTCCAGGCCCATGGCATCGGCGTACAGCTCGACGCGGTGCTTGTTGCTCTCCAGGCCGCCGCGGTGGTCGCGCTCCAGGGCGTGGTTCAGGTCCAGATGCGCGTCCGCCCCCCAGTCCATCTTGCCCGAGATGTAGGGGGCGAACTCGACGCCGGGGTGACTGGCTCCCAGAGCCGAGACAAACCGCCGTTGCACGAGGATCTTGGTGCTCTCGAGCCCGAGCAGGCGGGACAGCGCCCGGCAGACCGGCACGAGCATAACGATGTCTCCCAGCGCGTGCGTGCGAACGAAGCACAGCCGCTTGGGGTTGTGCTCCTCTGCCCAGTCCATGAGCGTCCGGTAGAGCTTGACGTTGGAGAGCCCGGAGACGCTGGACGGCTGGACCAGGGTCAGCCACCGCGGCCACAGGTGCAACGCCGTGCTCCGGAGGATGGTGCGAGGGGTGGTGGAGGTTGTCCAGGCGAGCATCCCGACAGAATAGCAAGGGGCGGGGGTTATGAGCCCCCGCCCCTTGCCGCCTCAGTCAGGACGATCTATCAGGAGCCGGCGCCCAGCCGCAGGATGCGGAACTGCTGGGGACGCACGCCCTTGAAGGCGAACGCGAGGGCCCGGGACTTCTTGGTGAGCAGCGTGTCGGGGTCCTGGAACGCGGCGGTGAGGACCGACGCCAGGCCGAACGGCGAGAAGATCGCGCCCGCGTAAAACGGGTTCATGTTGTCGACGTGGCCGAAGAGCGCCAGGTTGGGGTCGATCTGCGGGTCGTGCAGATACAGGACGCCGTCGATCGACGTCCCCATCTGCAGGATGTTGCCGCTCATCCGGCGCTGGTCGAACATCTGATCGCTGACCTTCAGGCCGAAGGCCATCGGGGTCTTGGCGATCTGCTTGGCCACGTTCGTGCCGACCACCGCCCAGTTGGGCTGGCGGAAGATGTCGTGGGCCATCTCGACCTGGATCGCGGTGATCGCGACCTCGAGCAGACGGCGGTCGTAGGCGGCCTGCTCGCTTGGCGCGTAGGTGGAGTAGCTGCCGCCGTCGTCCGGGTCCCAGTAGACGTCGCCGCGGGTGTTGGTGCCAGCGAAGGTCACGAGGCGATCGACCACCGTGCGGTCAACCTCCCACGCCAGCTCATCGGCGGTAATCATGTCGCCGATGGTCAGGATGTCCATGGAGTGCTGCGAACGCAGCGCCACGTCGACCTGGTGCGAGAACTGGTGCATCAGGGCGCGCCACTCGACCTCGACCAGCTCCTTGGTCAGCTCCATGCCCACGGCGCGGATCTGGTCGCCCTCGTTCTCCCACAAGGAGTACTCGGGGTCGTGGGTGTCCAGGTCAGCCAGGCTGCGGCCGATGCCGGTGCCGGTCGGGCCATTGTCCTTGGCCAGGCGGCGCATGTAGAAGACGTAGCCGGAGGGCTGCGTGAAGGGCTGCAGCGACGTCAGCCGCGACGCGATGAGGCGCGGGTACACCTCAAGGGAGACGTGGATCATCTGGGTGATGAAGTCCGTCACCTGGGCCTGCAGCGTGGACGACGCCAGCGGGGCCTCGGCGGCGAACGCCAGACCGGCCGCGGCGGCCATGGGGTTCGAGCGCTGGACCACGGCGTTGGCGACGTACGACGCCTGCTCGTAGGCGGCGATCGCGGATCGGAGCATCGCGTGGCCGCGGTACCGCTCCGGGCTCGCGGCGGCGAACCGGCCCTCCATCGCCTTGTCGAACTCGGGGAAGTGGTCCTTGATGATCGGACCGAGGGCTCGCCGTGCATCGCAGAGCTTCCCGCGACCCGTCAGCGGCACCGGAACGGCAAAGGGATTGATCATTGGGACCTCGTGTGTCTTGCCCGTCGCCCGGTCGGGCCGGCTGGGTGCGGTTCAGGGAAGAGCCCTGCGGTGTGCGGCACCGCAAAGCTCCGGGGGTGTCGGGTGCCGTCTTTAGACGGCGAAGCTGTGGCCGCGGAGCGCCATCGCTCCGAGGGCATTTTCGGTGCCGACCTGGTACCCGCCGCCGCCGCTGCCCGCGGCCGGGTTCTGCGGGTTGGCGTCGAGCAGGCCGTTGAGCAGGTTCTCCGTGGTCATGTGGGGGTTGCCGCCCCCGCCGCCGCCCGTGCCGCGGGCGACGCCCGCCGGCAACCCCAAGCCCGCCGCCTCCAGGTCCGCCAGCTCGGTCCGAGCGGCCTCGAGCGCCTTGTTGGTGTCCTCGATGCCCAGGCGGGCGACCCGCTTGAGGATGAGGTTCTTGGCCGGGCTGCCCTGGTACTGGGTCGCGACCGCCTCGAGCGCGGTCCGCACGCGGCCGATCTTGAGGCCGGTCTCGACCTGGTCGCCCAGAGTCTTCTTCTCGGCCTCCAGCGTGGCGACGCGGGTGGTGAGGGCCTTCACCTCGCCCTCGGCCGTGGCGATCTTGGCCGCGGCATGGGCGTCGGTGATCTGCTCATTGACGATGCCCAGCGTCTTCTGCGCGGTCTTGAGGCCGCTCAGCGCCTCGGTGGCGATCTTGAGATTGGTTTGGGTCGCGGCCAGCGCCTCCTGGACCGTCTTCAGCTCCGCGGCATGCTTGGTGGCGGCTGCCTCGTTCGCGGCCTTCACCTTCGCGTCGGCGTCGCCCAGCGCCAGAGCGCGCCCTTCGGCGATCATGAGGTCGTACAGGGCCGGGTGGGCTGCCTTGAGTTCGGCGGGAGTCTTCATTTCGTCCGCTCCTGGAGTTGCTTGCTCCGTCACTGTCGCGCCGTCCGCACCGGCGAATCCGGGCTCACTGACGATGTCGTACGTGATTAGACGCATCGCCTCAGCAACGTCGACAAAAGTGTTGTCAGGGATCTTGTACTCGAGCCGCTCTTGCTGCGTGGGATCACGCCAGCGCACGGCAGCGCGATGGCTGATTCCTGGGTTGCCTTCCACGGCGAGAATCGCCATGATCTTGCGGCCTTTTTCGTTGTCCATGACGTCGACGGTCACACGCGCGAGCGTCTCGCCGACCATCTCCACCGAGTCAACCTTGATCGCGGCATCGTCGAGCGTGACGAGCAGCGCGTTGTGGTCCCACGGCGCGGGATGGTCGAGGCCGCCGAAGACCTGGTTCTTCTCGCAGCGCCCGTTGAGCCCCGCGATGGCCATGGCCACAACGGCCTGCGGGTAGATGCGGCGATTGACGTTCAGGACGTCGGCCGTCTCGAACTCGTAGATGAGTCGGCCGAGCCGACCCTTCGTGCCCTTGTCGCCCATCTTCTCCAGCGCGACAAACTTCGCGCGCACGTCGAAGTGCTCCGACGCGGTTACTTCGGTGCCGCGCGGCGTGGGCTTGGTCGGGGTTGTCACGCGCTTGAGAAGGCCTGGCATATCTGAGTAGACGCACGGGCGCATGAAGAAGGCCCCTTTCGGGGCCTTGCTGAGCGGCCGTCGTCGTGTCCCGCCCTCTCCGCCGGGGACCGCCGCGCTCCCGCGGTGCCAAATGGTAGATTTCGTTCAGGCCAGTCCGTCTTTGGCCCGCACCGCTTCGATCACCACCGCCTCTTGGGGCTCCACGTGGGAACTCAGGAAGCCCTTGAGCTTCTCCCACGCCTCGGGCGCCACGGACGTCACCGACGGGTCCTTGGCCGCCAGCTTGAAGTCCGCGATGCCGGCGGCGACGCTGCGCAGGGTCTGCGAGTGCAGCTCGCCCTCCGCGGCCTTGGTCTCCGCCTTGCGCCCCTTGAACTCGCGGTACAGGTACGCCCCCACGAGCAGCGCGCCCGCGCCGGCGACGATGAACAGCATGATCCCGGGGAACAGGGCCGCGGCCACCAGCGACGCGCTGAGCAGGGCGATGGTCATGGTCGCCCGCATCGGGATCGCCACCGGGAACGTCGGCGGGCGGACCATCGTCGAGAGCCCCGCCACCAGAAGGCCCGCGAGCCCGAGCCACAGGAGCGGGTTTCCCCACAGGTTCACCGAGCGGGCAGACACCGACGAGCTGGTGTCGGACCCGCGGGCATCGCGCCCGCCGCCCAGCGAGGCCGTGGGCGCTGTCGCGTCGTGGTCCTGCACGATCTGGTCGCCGGATGCACGCAGCGCGGCGCCGGTGCCCGTCGCCTCCTCGTCGATCGTGATCGAGCCACCATCGCGGATCTGCTCGAGGGTGATCGACGACCCCGGCGGCAACTGGAGCAGGCTTGTGATCTGCTCCTGCTGTGCCGGGGTCAGGGAGGGTTGGGGCTGGGCGAGTCCGATGCTGGAGGCGAGGAGGAAGAAGACGGTGGCGCTGCGCATGGGAGTGCTCCTTGAATCCTGAGCCGGTACGAGTACGTCTCCGGCTGTGCCGGCGCTGCCGGAAGTGCTGGGGCGGTCGTGGCCGTGATCCTCGTGATGTCGAGGGGACGAACCTCGGTCGTCGTCGAGCGCACTCTCGACTCCGAAGGATCCACTACGGTTTTGGACGCTCCCGAGCAGCCCGCGAGGGCCGCGAACACGACCGCGAGCAGCATCAGAGTCTTCATTGTTCAGTCTCCGTAATGGTGGTGGTCGTACCTGTGGTCGTACCTCCTGTTCTCGGGAAGGTACCTGAACTGGCGGTACGGGTTGTCGTTATACCCAGACGGCTGGCCATCCGCACGCCTGGTCTTGTCGGTCGCGCATCCGGCGAGGAGCGCGGCGCACACCACGAACAACAGGAACCCGCGCCCACGCGCCATCGACTTGGCCATTGCTTATCTCCTGAACACCAGGGCACGACCCTGGGGGCCCGTGCGGTACATCCGCTTCGGGTCATCGTCCAAGATGATAACACCGTCCGGCCCAGTTGCAGTCACCAATCCGCTGTCCCCGCGGTCATTTACAACCACGCCCACCGCTACGCCCAGCAGCGTGGTGTCGATAACCTCGACCAGATGCAACCCCATGGTCTCGGCCGCGCGGACCTGGGCGAGGATCTCGCCTTGGGTGGGCGTGAGCCGGACCCGCTGCCCGAGCCCACGTGCCAGGGCCTCGATCTCCCGCCAGACATCGGCTGGGTCGCCGAAGCCCGCCCCCAGCGCCGCGCGGCGCAGGCTCCACGCATAAATCTCGGCGAGCTGCTGGTAGGACTGGGCTTGGGCCTGGTTCACAGGCGAGGCTGGATCCACGTCGAACGCCCCCAGCGCGAAGACCTCGACGCCGATCAGGTTCCGCGGCGTAGCCGTGACGCGCCCCCTCGCCACCAGGTAGCACTTGCAGTTCGCCAAACACGAACTCGTGCCATCTCGGGGCACGGCCGGCAGCTCGTTCCCGCCAGCGCCGGGCATGGTGTACGGGCTGCCCCGGGCAAACTCGATGCAGGTGGAGCAGCTCTCGGCGACAGTCCGCACCCACTCGATCTGAGACCCGGTCGGGAGCATCGACACCATGCCGCGCCAGAGCGCGTCGTCCACCATGCCGGCGTACAGGGCGGCCCGGCCAGCGCCCTGGGCCTCGCCGATCCACCCGCCGAGGTAGTCCATGTGCTTCTTGACCAGGGCCGCCTGGGTGGCCCTCTGGGACGCCGTGAGCGCCCACTGGCTGTTACGGGGGACGCCGGCGATGATGAAGCCCTGCTGCATCGCGGCCGTGATCGCCGCGCTGAAGGTGCTCCGGGCAGTCTCGAGCGCCAGCCGGGCGCTGAACTTGCCCGTCGCGACGCCCTTCACCAGGTTCTCGACGGCGGAGGAGACCGCGAACTTGGTGCGGTCCATCAGCGTGGCGCCCCGCCGCTTCTCGAGCGCGGTGGGCATCTCCCGCTCGATGGCGTCGATGCGGGCCCGGTCTTCGGCCGTCTGCGTCAGAGGAGTCACCTGCCCACCTCGAACATGCCGGACCGGAGCATGTCCAGGGTCTCCAGCGAGCTGGACAGGGCGAGCTGGATCTCCGGCGACTTCTGCCCGAGCAGGGCCAAGATGTTCTCCCGGACCAGCGGCCCGATCTCGCTGTGGAGCTGGGCGAGCACCGACTCGACAGCGCGCCGGCCGACACCCTTGGGCTTCTCGCCGCCCTCGATCTGCATGTCGTCGAACAGGTCGGCGAGTTCGCCCTCGTCGAGCCCTTCCAGCTCGTCGCTCATGTTCAGGAACGTCGAGAGGACCCACCGCGGGTGCTTCTCCAGCTTCATGCCAGCCTGGCGGAGGGTGAGGATGACACCGGCCTGGAGCGCCCGGATCTGGGCCTGCAGGAGGTCGTCGCGGGCCCCGATCTGGGGCGAGATGATCTCCACCGGGTACTTCAGCGGGTCGTACCCGCCGGCCAGCATGTCCACCCAGACCATGTGCTGATAGCCGGCCGCGCCGTACATCTGGATGTGCCGCGCGGTGCGGGCGAAGTTGATGTCGATCTGGGACAGGTTGCTCCGGCCGCCCTGGCTCCGCTCGTGGCCCAGGTACTCCGGGGGCACGCCCAGCGCGCCGAAGTAGACGCGGAACAGCAGCTCCACGTCCTGCACGCGGGCGAGGTTGGTGTCGCCGTCGATCGTGTCGAGGTCGTAAGCGAGCCCCTCGCCGGAGGCGATGAAGAAGTCCTCGTCCGGGGTGGGCGGCTTCTTGTACGAGTCCTGGGCGGATCCGATGCCGGTGGTGGAGCGCGTGACCGACTGCTTCCACATCGCCAGCCGCTTCATGATCTGCTTGGGGTCGCCCTTGAGGTCCGAGACGTCCACCTTCCAGCGGTAGCGCATCGCCGCGCGGGTGAGGCGGGCCAGCACCATCGAGTCGAGCACGCCGTGGACCTTGAGCCCGATCGCCCCGAATGGCTTGAGGATGCTGCGGCCGTACAGGAGCGTCTCGGTGGCCGAGACACCGCCGTTGGACCACAGGGCGAAGTGGGGCATCCGCCAGATCGGGAAGGTCTTGGCCTTGGCGTCGAGCTGGAGGCGGACGCCGTTGCTGGGCGGGCTCGTCTGGGTGATCTGCTGGGCCCAGTACGCCTCGGGGGTCCAGCGGCCGGTGGAGTCGAAGTTGCGGAAGATCGTCGCCGGCGGGATGGGGCGGAGGTGCGCCACGCCCAGCCGATTGTCCGCCATCATGGCCAGCACGTTCTCCGGCATGAAGGACCCGTACTTGCACATCGCCCGCACCGTCTGGAACGACGACTCACGGATGATGGTCTCGAGCCGGCGGAACCTGGCCTTCAGTTCCTCGGGGTACTCGTCGGGCGGGTTGACCATCCGCACGGCGTAGGTCCGCGTCCCGCCGCCCGAGAGGTCGCCCGTGACGGCCATGGTGGCGAAGGCGTCCAGTGCCCGCGGCACGTCGGAGATGTTGGTCTCCAGGAAGTCGTAGTACTGCATCTCGCGCACCCGGTCCATCGGGACCTGCACGGTGTTGAACCATGGGGTGAGCTTGGGGTCGCCCGCCGTGGACACGCCGCCGGCTGGGCCGCCCACCAGCGGCGACGGCTCGGGCGTCGAGTACCGCCCGGAGAGCAGATCGCCCAGGCTTCCGACCGCGGACTTCGTGATGGAGACGATTCGGCTCATTTCATCCTCGCAGGATCATCATGCCAGCGTCGTCGCGTCGGGGGTCGATGAGCTTGGGGGCGCTCTCGGTGTACACGTTCATCATCGGGCGGATCTCGGAGTAGTCGAGCACGGTGTCGAATCCGAGCACGAGGCCGGCCAGCATGTCGTAGACGGCCGCGTGGAGCTGGTGGTCTGGGATGCCCTCCCAGGTGAAACGCTCGTTGCCCTGGTCGTTGATGACCAGCTTCCGCACCGGCCGGCTCATCTCATCAAAGAGCCGTCCGTCCACCGCCACCGTCCAATCCTCGAACCACTCGATCTGGTTGGTCAGGTGCCACTCGTAGATCGTGTCGATCGCCACTGTCCGGTGCACTGTGATTAGACGCGGCGGGTCCAGGCGGCCGTCGCCTGCCTCGGAGACGACGACCATCTTGTGCTGGTCGTTCGTGGCGTATTTGCACCGGACGATCGGGATCTTCAGCTCGGCCATGGCGGCTTCCTGCACGCTCATGGCGAACTTCGCCTCGGGCTGGTGGTCGATCACCCCACCCACGACCCGGAATCGCTTGAGAACCTGGATCACCTCGTCCACCCCACCCGCGAGCCGGCCGGCGTGGACCTTGATCTGCTTCCCGTCGTCCCATCGGCTGATCTGGTAGTCGAGCCACGGGCGGTTGACGTCGATCCCGATGGTGGTCGGCTGCTCGGATGAGGAGACCATGCGCCGGCCCTTGGCGGTGCACCGCTCGAACATCTTGCGGTTGATGCGCAGCGTGCCGCCGGAGAATGGCCGCCCCAGGTCCATGTTGTTGAACTGCTGGAGCTTGGACGGGTTCCCCAGGCTCTTGCTGAAGGTGTCGATCAGGGTGTCCATCGTCGGCCCGATGCGGGTTGACAGGGCCTCCGTCCAGTACGACCGGATCTTGCGGCCGGGGCGCTGGGGGATCCAGAGGCCGGGGGCAAAGCGGTTCATCGGCCGCCCGCACTTCGGGTAGCGGCAGCATGGCCGGATGTCCCGCGGGGAGCCGGGCGACCAGTCCTTGTCGCGGACGTCGAAGGTCATAATGCGGCCCGAGTCGTCGATCCTGGTAATCACGACGTTGTCGTACCAGTCGATGATCTGCCGCTCGCCGCAGTGCTCGCAGTCGTGGAAGTAGCGGTGCTGGTCGCCGGCGAGGAACTCCGCGTGGATGTTGTCGTTGCCCGGGGCGCCGGCGTTCAGCTCGGAGCCCTCGACGGTGGGGGTTGAAATCTCGTCGCTGAGCTTGTAGTCCGACGCGTTCATGCGCTTCGGGTACATGGGCAGGTTCGTGCGATTGCAGAAGTCCCGCTCGTCGATGTGCATGCAGTCCGCGGTGAACGACGTCAGCTCGTCCTCGGAGTTGGCCGTGACGATGTAGAGCTTCCCGTGCGGCCCGAACCGCTTGAAGGACGTCGCGTCCGTCGCGTCGGCGATCTCCTGAAGCTCCTGGTAGTAGGGGGTGTTCTTGATCGTGGGGTTGAGCTTGCCGTTCACCAGCTCGATCACCTTGGCGTGCTTGGGCATGACCCAGCCCACCGCCAGCCCCAGCGAGCACTGGGCGAGGGTCTTCACGATCTCGTAGGTGGTCTTGCCGCGCTGGGCGGGGGCGATGATCCGCATGTCGGGGGAGGGATCGGCGTAAATCTGCTCCCACTGGGGGTCCAGCACGATCGGCTGGCCCTTGTCGGTGATGTGGACATTCAGGGCCAGGTGCATCGTCCGGCGTGCCACCTGCGCGGCCATGGCCCTACGCACGAGCACGTCGCGGCGGATGGGAGTCTGCACCTTCCGCCCGTCAGGCCTGGTGACGAGGATGGTCACGATCTCGTTGGGTTGGCGATCCGGTTTGGGCTTGGGACCGACCACGTCACGGATCCTCCGTCTCGTCTTCGTCAGCGCCTTCATCATCGGCTGGCGGGGGATCTTCGGGGGAGTCGGCAGGATCGTCCTGAAAAACCTCTGGTCCGGGTGCTGATTCATCGACCACCTCGCCGCCGACCATTTGGGCCAGGGACTCGTTGCTGAGCTGATTGGTCGTCTGGGCCGAGGCCTCGATCCCGCCGGCTCCGTTGACCAGGACGTTCATGTGGCCGACGTTCATCCGCCCGTCGCGCGGGCGGGCGCCGGTGATGTGGGCGATCTCCCTGGCCGCCTTCATCGCGATCGCGAGGGCGTTCGGGTCCAGGGCGTTTGGCTTGATCTTGGTGTGCTGGCCGTTGATCTGGACCATCTTGCCATCGGACTCGTTCTTGAGGCGGACGGGCTTGGTCGTGACCTCGACCTGGTCCTTGACGGCGTGGGTCATGGCGAGGCCGTGGATGTCCTCGAGCCGGCGGAGGTACAGGGCGCGGCTGGCCTGGACGTCCTCGAAGATGCCGCGGCACAGGAAGTCCTCGGTCTTGGCGACCCACCGCTCGGCCGCCTGCTTGGTCGTCCCCCACTCCTGGGCGACCAGCGCCACCACGGCGACGCGGTTCTTCTCTCGCGCGATCCAGATCGAGATGGTGTTGAGGCGGTCGATGAGCAGAGCTTCGGAGGGCGTCAACGCACCCGCCGGCTCCGGCTCGTCTTCCATCAGCTTCTCGATCCATGATGACATCGGCGGCAGCATATCACCATGACACGCACGACGTCACTCCTCCCAAAGTCCCTTCCATTGCCCGAGTCCGCCCCACTGCTCCGCCATCGCCTCCGCCCACCCCTCATACGTCCGGCTCCGGATCGCGTGCAACGCGTTGTTCTGGCCCGACGCGGTCTGATTGTTCCAGCGCCCGCCCTGGCTGTAGGGATCAACCTCCCAGTCGTCGATCACCGGGCACGGGCACTCCGACGCGTGCTGGCCCTTGTGGATCGTGCAGCAGTACTCGTCGCAGCAGTCGCACGGGATCCACGCCGGATTCAGCAGCACGTTGGTGGGGCGCAGGGGCGGGAGGTTCCGCAGCCACAGGCAGGTGGCCTTGCTCTCGCGGTGGCCAAACTGCCATGGCTGGATGGTCTGGTCGCAGGCCCGGATCCTCGTGCCGATCAACCCGACCGGATTCTCGAGCGCGAGTCGCGGCACCCGAAGGTCAAGGATCCGCCGCACGAACGCCAGCGCCTCCTCGGTCTTGGCCGCCCGCCCCGGCACCCGCCGGTTCCAGTGGATGCCGGAGGAGGCGATGTAGGTGCATGGCGGGTGGCAGATGAGCAGATCGAACCCCGACCAGTCGTGGGCGAGACAGTCGCCCTGGATGTGCGGGCCGGGCGACTCGGTGGCCTGGATGTCACACGAGATGGCGTCGTGCCCGCGGCGCAGGAAGGCGTCGCGGACGATCCCAGTCACTTCGCATAGGACGCCCACCCTCACTCCGGTTCCTTGCGAATCAGGGCGAATCCACAGCCCTCGGCCTGCAAGATAACCTCCTCAACCAACTCCACCGCGAAGACCCCCCGCCACCCAGCCTGCTTCAAGCCAAGAGACAATCCACCGCAACCCGCGAACAGGTCGATGAAGGCTGTAGTTTCGGCCTGGGCGGTTGTCATCGAGGGAGGCGTCCTTTCCGAATCCGGATCGAATCATTGGCCTGACCCGTCGTCACCCCTCCAGCGAGCTGGCAGAGACAGCTTACACA